GTGGATGATAAACTAATAACTGCAAACATAACAGGATCTAATGCACCTGCCACATGGACTACAACAAATACTTATTCGGCAGGAGACAAAGTTAAACGGCAGTTAGATGGACAATGGAAAATATACGAGGCGTTAAGATCTGTACCTGTAAATAAAGAGCCTAAAGATAATCCGTATTACTGGACTCGTATAGATGTTTGTGGAAAACGATTAAAATCTTGTAAGTTAAGGTTCCATGGAATTCAATCCGAGATGTCTTCAGATGAGACTAGTTTAATAGGTACAGAGCCCGATGAAAGTTATTTAGAAACTTCAAAGTCTTTGCCGTTCGGTGGATTCCCAGGAATGAAGAAGAACAAATGATAGATGAAATCTATAACCACTTTGAAAGAGAGTACCCAAAAGAAGGGTGTGGAGTAATTACAGAAAAAGATGTTTTTATTCCTTGTAAAAATGTAGCAAATAATTTAGATGATTTTCAAATTTGCCCTGAAGAGTACTTAAACTTACTACTGAAACATAATATTAAAGCTATAGTACATAACCATATAAACGCATCCAACGAGCCTTCAGAACATGATTTAAATAACTGCAAGGCTCTAAATCTTCCTTACTATATATTTAGTTACCCAGAAATGGCTTTAAATATAATTAAGCCAGAGGACATTTAAAATGCTTAGAGATATATACTTAGAGGGCGAGCTAGGAGAAAAGTTCGGAAAAGTTAGACAAATAGAAGCTAGTTCTTTTGAAGAGGTTCTTAGGTGTTTATCTGCTAATTTTGAAGATTTTAAAACTTATCTCGCGGACTGTTATAAAAAAGAAATTTATTTTTATTGGAAAATAAACGATCAAGTCATTACTAACCCTGAGGAGCTATACTTGAAATACCCTGAAGGCGCTATGGTAATTACCCCTGTTCCTGCAGGGTCTTTAAAAAAGCTCGTAAAAGGAGCTTTAATGGTATTAGCAGGTGCCGCACTAATTATAACAGGAGGCGCTCTTGCAGCCGGCATACTCGCCTTTGGTCTTAGTGCAGGTACAGCTTTTGCAGTAGGAACTGCAATGGGATTGGCAGGACAGTACTTGTTTGGAATGGGAATGTTTGAAATTTTGAGTGAAGACCCTGCTTCAAATGACCAAGATACCAGTTATTTATTTCAGGGGGCTCAAATGAATATTTCAGAAGGAGATCCTATTCCTGTTTGCTATGGACACTTAAGAATTCCTGGAAGACAAATAAGTTTTGAGATAAGGAATGAAGATAGCGTAATTTCTAATACCGGGGGCATAATAACAAATACAACTCATCAAAGAAACAACAGAATAAGAAACAGTAGGCGAGGAGGCTAACATGGTACTTCCTTATAAATGGCTATATGAAGAAATTTATGCAAGCGGAAGCACGGAGCGGAATGCGGCTGCTCTCGAAGGCTCTACCGCGCAAAATATCTCCGCAGTAGATGTTTTGTGCGAAGGTCCGATATATGGTTTAGTTAATGGACAGGGGTCTTTATATCTCGATGGAAACCCTGCGCTAGATGCAGAATATTACGGGTTCTCTCCGCTAAAAAATGAAGCATTATCTGCGGGGGATGATGGATCTGGTACAATAACTTTTAACAACGGTACTTTAGGAACTGTTGATAGTAATACATTCCTTCCTGCAAATTTATCGAATTACTCCTCTACTCAAAGACGCTTATTTTTAAAAGATGATAGTAATCCTAAAACAGTAGAACTAAGTAACTATAGAAGTGAGACTTATAGTTATCAGTTTATTACTTTAACAGGTACGGGGTTTCAGCAGTCTCAAAACTCTCAATATGGAGGAAACAGAGCCTATCTATCTGTAGGATCTCAAGTAATTACCGGGTCTTTTATCTATATAAGCTCTACTTCCGCCACCTTTTTATGGGCTAAAAATGGACCTATACTAGATCCTGATGATATTCCTACGTCGGCTACACTTGTTTTTGGGTATACAGCTTTTGTCACAGCTATAAATCCTACTGCAGGAACTATTACTGCCTCTACTTCTTTTAATGGTACTTTTTCTTTTTCTCTAGGCTTACAGCATAGTTATCTAATGCAGGAAGGACTTACTGGTTCTAATACTTTTGACCCTGATTCTCCTATAAGTAAAATTGATAATTTATATGTTCAAGAAAATGTAGGGTGGCTAGACCAAGAGCCTATAAAAGACGTTGGAGGGGTAGGAGGAGCAACCGTAATACAGGGAAATTTGTCAGGAGTTAATTTAGCTGCTTTAAAAATGATAAACCCAGCCAACGCTTCGGGTTTTGGTATAACTTTATACAACCCTGAAGGAATGCCAAATATTGAAGACAACGGACGCTATCCTGGCACTCCAGATTACAGTGACACTAGTACAGCTCCCACAATTTTAGATACTCAAGACTTTGGGCTAGATACAGCAGCAAAAATTGCTGAAGTAGATAAAGTTAGTTTTACTATTGGATATCCTCAAGGACTGTACATACTGAATACTCAAAACGGCGACTTAAATAGAGCTTACGCATTCTATGACGTTCAAATAGAGTTTCAAATTGACGGGTCCTCAACTTGGACTGCAAACCAACAAGTTTTTGGAGGGCTATTAAAGCATAAAGGAAAGAAAAAATCTGCTTTATCTTTTCAACAAGTAGTAGAGCTCTCGCCTTATAAAGAGTTGGGGTACACAAACTTTAGAATTAAAATTTATAGAGTTACACGACATATTGGTCTTCCTGTATACGCTAACGGAGCTAAAGGTAGGCACGCAGATAAAAAGAAGTGGAATACTGTAGCTTCTTCTCAGATTACTACACTTCAGTCTTTTTTTGAGGATAATTTCTCCTATCCCTATAGTGCTATAGTTAGTTCCACTTTTTCTTCTAGAAGTTTTGACAGTCCTCCTAAAAGAAGCTATGAAGTAAAAGGTAAATTAGTAAAAGTTCCTAGTGCATATACTCCTAGAGAGTCTTCTCCTACAGGAAAAGCTGTTTACGGCAATTTTTGGGATGGAACTTTCAAAGACGAATTAGCTTATACGGATAATCCCGCATGGATATTTTATGATATTCTAACAAATAATAGATACGGGGCAGGAAAATGGATAAAAGAAAGCGATATAGATAAGTATGCTCTATATAGAGTTTCAAAGTTTTGTGACGAGTTAGTTGATACTAATAAACCTCATAAAGCTCCTTTAGCTATTAGAGGGGAGTATTATAAAATTATCAGTCTTGGTAATACAGACTTTAATACTGCATGCCAAACTTCGGGGGTCACATATACTGAAAATAGTATTGTTCGAATAAAAACAACTCCTACAGGCACGGGAGTAGTTAGCAGAATGGAGCCTAGATTTAGGATGAATATTTTGCTTACAAGAGCCCTTCCTGTATATAAAGTTTTAAAAGATATGGCAAGCTCTTTTACTTCTATGCTGTACTGGCTTGATGGGAAGTTAACATTAGTTCAAGATGTGCCTTCCGAGCCTGTAGCTGTATTTTCAAAAGCAAATGTAGTAGACGGACGTTTTAACTATGAATCTACCTCTATTAAAACACGACCTAACCAAATAATTGTAAATTGGAACGATCCAACAATTAATTATGAGTTAACCCCTTTAATAGTTGAAGATAGTCAAGACATTGCAAAACAAAACAGAATACTTACAGAAGAGGTAGTTGCTTATGGATGTACTTCAGAAAGCCAAGCAATAAGATACGGAAAATGGAAACTTTGGACTGCACAAAACCAACGAGAAGTAGTACACTTTACCACCTCATTAGAAGGCAGTTACTTGCGCCCAGGAGATATTATATCCGTTCAAGACAGTGATAGGAGAGGAATTTCCCATAGTGGAAGAATTAGAAGTACAACTTCAACTAGTATTACAGCAGACAGGAACATTTCTTTTACTTCCGGAGCTTCTTACGAGCTTCATGTAGTTAGCTCAGAACCTGCAGCAGTATACACAGGGGAAGCAAATATTACCATTAACAATAATACGTATACCAGAGGGGATATACTGCCTGAAGCTTTTGTTTATACAGATCCCAACAGTACAGGAATTAGGGACACTTTAACTTTAACAACTTTAGATACAGAATTTGTTGCTTCAAACGCTTTTGATTCAGCAGGCAACCCCCTCAGCGTAGAATGGAAGCCGTATATTTCTGCAAAAGGCTATCCTGTAAGTAATCCAGGTTCCTCTAGTAATACAATAACTTTATCTGGAGGCGCAACGTTTGATGTTGCTCCTGTTTCTGGTGCTGTATGGGGCTTAAAAGAGCTTGGTGAAGATGGAAGCTCAAAGTACTATAAAATTTTATCGGTTATTAAGGATGATAAAAACTTGTTTACTGTGTCTGCCGCAGAGCATTTTAATGAAAAATTTACTTCAATAGAAGAAAAATACGAAGTAGGCGTAACACCCGAAAACGAGGTAGCTCCTGAACAAGAGCCCGAAGTAATACCACCTCCAACAGATCTAGTAGTGAGCCCTGCAGGTCCCGATGCTTTTCCGGATAGCAAGCTTTTACTGACTTGGACTCCTCCGGAAGACTTTTCTTTTATAAATGGGTACGAGATAAGTACTAATGGTTTGGGGGATTCTAGTAAGTTTACTCAGACGGCTACAGACAAAACTTTTGAAGGTGTACTTCCAGGAACGTTTAGATTTTTTGTAAGAACACTTTCTTTAAAAGGTAATAGTTCGGAGTGGGTAAAAACAGATTATACGGCAGAAACTCCTAGTGTAGGTAGTGAGTCTGCTGAAAATGTACATGGCTTACCTAAAAGAGTCACCGCAACAGAACGAGGAATTATAGTTAGGGAGAGCACAGGAACGTCTTCTGAAAAGTACTCTAGAACTGCTTCTCCTCAGTTTTTTGTTGCAAAAAGCATATATAGTGATGGATATGTTTCTTTTGAATACAGATGGAATAACCAAACTATTACAACAACTACAGACTCCTCAGGAACAATTCGTAGAACAGATTCTGCAGGTAAAACTTTCTCTTATATACAAGGAGGACTAGAAGAAACTGTAGCAGGTAGTGGGGACGTATCCTCTATAGAGTACTATAAGATATCTTCTGATAATGTAGAAGGGGATATAGGAAATGAAGTGTTTAAGTTCGAAAAATACCCCGTACAGATTGCCTCTAGTAAAAACCCAGGAGAGTTTGTTTCGATCAACACAGAAACTCCTAATGGCAGTGTAGATCTCGGTGGAGGCCGAATCATTAAAAAAAAAAAACTTTATATAGTTTTTGATGAAGACGTGCCTAAAGTATTTTTAGGAG